GAATTTTCACTTTACCGTTGGGACGGCTCGGGGCGCAGTGACGCACCTGTTAAGGAAAATGACCATGCAATGGACGACATAAGATATTTTGTCGCTACTAAAATTTACGGTTGTGACGGAAAGACAGGAGGAAACAATGATTAAGATTATTAAAAACGGTACAGATTGTGTGACGAAGTTGTTTCGTCAGGATGGCAGTATAGTCAGTTTTGAGTGTAGAATGTGTGGTTGTATTTTTGAAACCGACATTTATTCAATTAGAGCTTTTAGCAATCCTGTATATAGAGAATCAGTTTGTCCACAATGCTTGTCAACCACTAAGAAACTCGGTGCAATTGGATAATAAAATACATATTTTAAGGAGGCGTAAGAAATGGATATAATGACAATTATATCAATTGTGGTTTCGGCAGTTGCGGTAATAATTGTAATCGCTTGCGATATTTGTATTGCTGTAAATCATAAAAAATTAAAGAAGGCTGAACGAAAAATAAAAAGTCTTGATATATACATAAAAACTACAAAAGCGTATATGAATGCTCTTGAGCAGGATTACAGAGAGATGATTAAGAAAACTGAGAGGGAGGCAGTGTAATGTTAGATTGTGAAAGACAAGTAATGAAAGGTTTATCAAATGAGCAACTAATTTATATTATTGAACAGTTGTTGCGTAGTCAGAAACTGATTAGTGCTATCTGTGTTGAAGAGTCCAAATGGCATATAAATTCTGATGAAGCTGTTGAACAAATTCGTAGGAGTCTTTACAATATGCCCAGTATAGATAGTAGAACCTTGCCCGCATATATTGATATGCAGTTAGGTAAAATTACTAACGAAGAGTTTAGATGTATTTTCTTAGGTGAATAAGGAGGATTGGATAAGAATTGAGTAAGTGTATGTTATGTCTACATAAACAAATATGTCGATATAACTATGGTAAGGACATTAATGTCCCTACCGAATGGTGCAAGTCAACACGCAAATGTCCTCATTTTAACGATGACGATGTATCATTTTGGCTTTATGCCGACATTGACGATATTATGGGCTACATCAAGATTAAGAATAATGTTACAAATACTTAGCAAAAGAGCGGAATAATGTTACTTTAGCAAAAGGAGGAAGATATTATGGCAAATTTTGAAAATATTATAATTGAAAAGGGTATGTATCAGACAAAGGGCGGAATTTCGGGCGCACTTGAAAAGCTTGATCCGTCAGAAAATTACAGAGGTACTGCACTTGAAGGACTTGACGCATTTTCCCGTCAGCTCAAACGCTTTGATATTAAGGTGAAGGGCAGAAACAGCGACTGCGTTGAAAAGTTTTTTCAGAGTTCAAACTCTGCGGCACTTTTCCCCGAATATATGAGCAGAGCCGTTATGCAGGGCATGAAGAGAGCGGATATTCTCCCAAATCTTGTGGCAACCGTGACAGCCATTGAGGGTATGGATTACCGCAGTATTGCATCTGTTCCGAGTGAGGATGACAAGAATCTTAAACTCGTCGGAGAGGGTACAAAGATTCCGCAGACTGAGGTTAAGACAAGAGAAAATCTTGTTAAGCTCCACAAGCGTGGCAGAATGCTTGTTGCATCATATGAGGCTCTTCGCTTTCAGCGTCTTGACCTCTTTGCCGTAACACTCAATCAGATTGGCGCNNNNACTTGATGTTGCAACAGGCGGCAAGATTACACATGAAGACCTTTTAAAACTCTGGACAGAGCTTGCCCCGTATGAACTCAACACAATTCTTGCGTCAACCCCCGAAATGCAGAAGATTCTTTCGCTCTCTCAACTTCAGGATTCAAACGCAGGTCTTGATTTTCAGGTTCAGGATTCAAACGCAGGTTTTGATTTTCAGGCTACGGGCAGAATATTTACACCTCTCGGTGCAAGCCTTTTTCACACTCCCGAACTTGAGGGCGGTAAGATTATCGGTCTTGACAAAAACTGTGCGCTTGAAATGGTTCAGGCAGGCGGTGTTGTTACAGATTACGACAAACTTATTGATCGTCAGTTTGAAAGAGCTACAGTTACTTGCACAGTAGGGTTTTCAAAAATTTTTACAAAAGCCTCGAAGGTAATGTATTGTTAATAAAGGAGTAAAACAATGTTACAGTTTGTATGTTTTGTCATTGGAGCGATATTTGGTGGTTGTTTTGCAGCTACTGTAATGGCACTTATTTTTGCTCATACCGATTTGTATGATAGGAATGGTGATGATAATAATGAAGAAAAGTCTCCACAAGAGGGTGAATGATAAAGGTAAATGGTTTCAAGAAGATGTGCGTGATAAACGATATGTTTGTCATACAAATAAACATCTTGTTTGGTGTAAAAGATACTTAAATCGTTCATTCAGGCGTAAGAATAATCAAATAAAAGAGGAGTTTTAAAAACGAAATGTTTAAGCTTTTAAAGAAATGGACAAGAAAAAACGCAATGACACAAGTCACACCAGACGAATGGCGAAAGAAAAATCATAGTTGTTTAACTTGTGAATATTACAACCAAGAAGAGACGATATGCAAGGCAAAGAACGAACTTTGTTCGCCGTCTCTGACGGGAAGTGCGGGTAACAAGTGTGTAGTTTATTTACCCGAAGAATTTATTGATACTAAAAAATCAAGACGCACCACTGCAAGGTGGTTAGTAAGTCGTGAATCATATTGTAAAGGAGAAGTGTACTGTTCGGCTTGTAGGTGGTTTACTGGAAAGAACGCCTCTCATAAGCCAATGTATAGCAACTATTGTCCACACTGTGGAAGTGTTATGGAAAATACAAAGAACTAAATATTAAGGAGCGATATAGATGCAAGATAGTCTTGGTGACAGAATGAAAAGATATGAGAATGTAAACAGAACATATCTCACAAGAAGAACTCCTGTAATAATCAGAGTTGACGGCAAAGCTTTTCATACATTTACTAAAGGATTTCAGAAGCCATTTGATAATTTTATGATTAGAGCTATGCAGACTACTATGCAATGTCTCTGTGAAAATATTCAAGGGTGTGTGTTTGGGTATACGCAATCTGATGAAATTACCATAGTGCTTGTAGATTACCAAACATTGGAAACAGGCGCATGGTTTGAATATAATGTTCAAAAAATGTGTAGTGTTGCAGCAAGCATGGCGACATTATACTTTAACCAATTTTTAAGTAGATTTTGCGAAGGACATATAACTGATGTATGGACATATACAGATCCAACAACGGATTATAAATGGGTGTATTACAAAGCTATGCAAAAAGGAGCTACATTTGATGCTCGTGTATTTAACATTCCAAAAGAAGAAGTGTGTAACAATATTTTTTGGCGGCAACTTGATGCAATGAGAAATTCAATACAAGCATACGGTAGAGCATATTTTACCGATAGGGAATTGTATAAGAAATCTACTACAGATATCAAGAGTATGACACTAAGTATAGGACATGATTGGGATAAATTATGTGTATATAAGCAAAGAGGAAGCAGTTGTATTAAACGGGCGACAAATGACGGTCATTCTCAATGGTATGTTGATGAACATATGCCTATACTCAAAGGAACTGATAGAGCATATATTGATAATTTGATTTATATTGGAGAGTAATACAGCATGAGTGAAAAAGAGTGGCTGAGTAAAGGATTGGACAAAGCAGTAATCCCACTCGTGGAGTTTTTTAATAAGAACGGATTGTCTACAGTAATGTCTTGTCAAGGACATAATAAAACCAATCAGTCAATGTTCTGGATACAATTTGACAAGTCCGTATCTAAAGATGATATTTTGAATTTTATGAAGCATCATTCTAATAAGTATGGTTCATTTTGTAGTTCTGGAAGATTTGCAAAAAGAATTTTCGGATTCCGCAATAGGTTCAACGGTGTATATGAAAAGGATGAAAGTTGGAATTATTTTGCGGCAACAGTTGATGCTGCCCATAACGATTTAAGAATGTGGAAAGGTGATACATATACATATGAGGAACAGACAGGGAAGATTTTAAAGAATGATGAATGGATAAAAGTATAGTTTTACAGCTAAAACCGTAATTTCCGTTTTTATCCTTTAATAATTGCATTTATAGCAGTAAAATAAGCAGATAAAAACAGATATTGCGTAATTAACCAAAGAGGTGAAAGTGTGAAAATTTATATTATTACAAAAGGAAGTTATTCAGACTATCATATTTGTAATGTAACAACCGATTATGACAAAGCGAAACGATACAAAGAAGCTTACTCTGATAATTGGGAGGAAGCTTGTATTGAAGTATATAAAGATGGAGAAAACGGTAAAGAAAACTATTGTTGGGCGTATAATCCTGTTAGCAATACAGCAAAAATAAGTGACTACAACGAAAAGGAAAGAGTCTGGAAAGATAGAGAAGGTAAAATTTACAGTGTAGATGTTTACGCTCCAGACGAAAAACACGCCATTAAAAAAGCACAAGATATGATTGCTAAACACAAAGCCGAACAGGTTGGATTGTAAATCGTAAATACATATAAGAATTTGAAACAAGGGAGAGTACGCTCTCCCTTTGGCATTTGCATTGTCGAAAGACTGCTTTACTTAAAGTAAAGTATCAGAAAGGTTAGGAGCAGAAGAGTCATCCGGATGGAGGATACAGCAGATGGCGATGCGGGCAGGTTGAATTTGCGACCAGCAAGTTAGCGATAATGAACACTCGAACCCAAGATTCCCTACAGAAATGAACTTACAAACCCACGATGTGGAGCTGAAAAGCCACATACGGGCTGCGATTACATCTGCAATCCCAATGACCAAGCTTCCTGCAGGAGTCTCGTCGCTGCCATAGTTATATTTAGAAATGCCAAAATCTAAGGAGGAATTAAGTAAATATGTTTACTTTAACTAAAATTGATAGTATACCAGACAATTATCAAAAGTATCATATACATAATAATTTACTGATATCTAATAGAATACGAAGTCATCTGGTTCAAAGATTTCCTGATTGTCATTGGGAAGTCACAAACAATGATATTTATATTAATGTGAGTCTTAAATCTTCACCTTGGGAGAAAAATAGTAAAATTGTTCATGCGATTGCTGATTATGCGTATTATTATGCAGATAGCTATAATTACGATCACACTGATATAAATTCTGATTATTGTAATATGAATTTTTTCGGTGTGTATAAGAACAATATTATTGCGAAAGATTATACACAATTAGGAATAACAAGCAAAACTCAACAGATGGAGCTTGAATTTATGCGTCAGTATAACGAAGCATTTGCAAATGAATAAGAAATAAAACAGCGAAGATTTTTTGTCTTCGCTGTTTTTGTTGTAAGGAGACATCTATGGAGAAATACAATTATGTCGAAGCAGTTAAAGAAAATGTCAGAAGTTATATTAGAGATAATATAAAAATTCTGGAATACATAAGCAGAGACGAAAAAGAAGAGATAATTAGTAATGGGGTACTAACTGAATATATGAATCCTTTGTTAGTGCAAGCAAATAAAAAGTTCGCAGACATTGAAAATTGGACAGCCGAAGAACATTTGTGTCACAATTTTGATTTACTATTCAAGGCAGTGAATGTGTTTGGTTTGGATTTTGAACAGACATT